GTACGGTTAAATTTATATGTTGGAGGTATTGCCTTGAGGAAGTATACAAAAATAGCACTAACAATTGCTGTAACCGTCATTACAACAAAGCTAGTGCTACACATAGAAGAACAGCGAAAAATCAGAGACTTACATAACCGAATCGCTAAACTAGTTCAAATTGACTAGTGTCTTTCGCCCTGGGCATGGCGTTAAAAGGCTTTTTTACTTTACCAAAATGTCGTGGTCGTTGCCACGTTAAACAAACGTACAGGAGGAAAAGAAATGAATCGTAAATTTTTGGAACAGTTAGGATTGACTGAAGAACAAGTTGAAGCAGTTATGTCTGAACATGGGAAATCAACACAGGACCTACAAGCGAAGGTGTCTGCTGCAGAAGACAACGCCAAGGGCTTGCAAGACCAGCTGAAAGAGCGTGATAAGGACATGAAACAGCTCAAGAAAGACGCTGAAGGCAATGCTGACCTACAACAAAAATACTCAGACTTGGACAGCAAGTACAAGACACAACAGAAGGAACATGAACAACAACTCAAGACAATGCAGTTAGATCATGCTATTGAAATGCACTTGAGCGGTAAGGTCCATGACGCTGGAATCGTGTCTGGTCTACTAGATAAGTCTAAATTGGGATTAGGTGACAACGGAGCAGTGACTGGATTAGATGAACAGTTGACGACTTTGAAGGAATCTAAAGGCTTTTTATTTGCTCCAGAAAAGGCTGTAGAACCACATATCGCTGGTGCTAAGCCACAAGGGGCAACACAAGAAGAAACAGTTGCTAACGACCTGACAACGCAGATGATTAATGCGTTCACGTCAGATCTATAATCAAAAAATAGAAAAGAGGAACAGATATGCCAGCAACATTGAACTATGCACAGGCTTACCAACAAGGTTTGCAAAATCGTTACAGTGAAAACGGACTGTTATTCACTCAAAAACTTTGGAATTCTCCATCCAACACACTTTTGAAGTTCACAGGCGCTAAAGAAGTGAAAGTACCACGTCTTTTGATTAAAGAAGGACGTAAAGACCGTACACGTCGCACGATTACGAACATTGACGCTAACTATGAAAACCAATGGGAAACATACACATTGACTAATGAGCGTTACTGGTCAACACTAGTAGACCCATCAGATGTTGATGAAACTAACTACGTTACTTCCATTGCTAACATCACTAAAACATTCAATGATACTGAAAAAGTTCCAGAAATGGATAAATTCATGGTATCTAAATTGTTCTCTCGTAAGAAAGAACTTGATACAGAAAGTAAACAAATTAAGTCATTGAACTTGACTGAGGAAAACTTCCTCGCAACCTTCGATGAGTTGATGGAACAAATGGACGAAGCTGGAGTACCAGCAGAAGGTCGTGTTATTTTCTGTACCCCAGCAGTTAAACGTATGATCAAGAACATCAAGCAATTTGGCCGTACAGTCAATATCCACGGACAAGGGACAGTGATTGACCGTTCTATTGGTCGTTTGGACGATGTGACGATTGAACCATCTATTCCATCTGATCGCATGAAGACCGTGTACAACTTCACAAATGGCGCTAAGGTTGACCCAACTGCTAAACAAATCCATTTCTTCTTGATTCATATTCCATGTATGGCAGCACCGCAAAAATATGAATTCGTAGGGCTTGACGCACCAAGTGCTTCTTCAAGCGGTAACTACTTGTATTATGAACAATCTTACGATGATGTATTGCTATTCAAGACTAAGCATGAAGGCCTAGCATTTGTCGTCGCACCTTAAAAAAGGAGGATAGAAAATGTTAACAGTAAAAAAGGATAACCGTGTCCTCAACATTGACGAACTAGAAAAAGTAACCTTCTTGGAAGATGGTTATGATGTGGTTGAAGTTCGTGACGGTGAGTATGTAGTGGTAGAACCAGCTACAGGCGGACGTACTTATACTATTCAAGAGTACAGAGCAGTAGTTGCTGAACGTGACCAAGCTCTTGCTGAACGTGATAAGGCTCTAGCAGAGCTTGACAAATTAGCTAAGAAATTGGCTAAAGACGATAAGTAGAAAGAGAGGTTCTGCTGATGGAGAAGAGAACATCGGAAGAAATCCAAAAGCATAACGAAGATGCTAGACAAGCCTTGATTGACTTGTACGAACAACGTTATACATGCTATCTAGAAGAGTTAGTGGTCGATGAAGTCATGCAGAACATTCTTAACTACTGTAATCGTGAGGATTTTCCTTTAGAGTTGCGATTTGTGGCCATTCAGATGGTTTATGTTATTTGTAATCCTGACCAAGCTGTCCAAGGCAAGAATATTTCCGTTGGAGATACTCGTGTCGAATTGGCTAAGTCAGACCTTGCTAGACGGGCCGAAAGTGTCTTGCTGGACTTTACCAGCCAGTTACAGCGGTTCAGAAAGTTGAGGTGGTAGGATGAATATCAATGATGTCCTATCTCGGGCAAAACCAAGTATTGAATGGACCTATGATAAAAAGATGGATGTGTTTGCTACTGTCGAGGGTACGAAACCAAACGGAGCTGACTTTGTAGAGTTCAAAGAAATCTACAAGAAAGTTCCCTGTCGTGTCTCTGTTCGTAACTTAGTGAATACTGAGCAGGACGAAGCGCACCAACTCAAGACAGAACACAAGATTTTCTGTTCGCCTAAATTTGCTATCAAAGCTGGTAGTAAATTGATTGTGGATGGTGTTAAATACCTGACCAGTGAAGATCCAATGGTTTATGTCACACATCAAGAAATTGTGGTGAGACGACATGAGTGGCTATGATGATAGTGATGTTCAAGAGTTCTTGAAACGGCTTGAACGAGCTCAAGCAATCATTGATTCTGAGTTTATGCAGGCTGCTAAAGATATCGGCCTAGCCTTTTTGAAAGAGGTTAAGGAACGAACACCAAAGGGCCTAACTGGTAAGCTCAATCAATCATGGAAGATGGAAGTAAGCAAAAATGGGAATGTGTACGAGGTTATCGCATTTAACCCTATGGAATATGCTTCTTTCGTCGAAAGCGGACACCGCCAACAAGTAGGGCGTTATGTCCCTGCAATTGGTAAGCGTTTGGTCAAACCTTGGGTAGAAGGGCGCTTTATGATGAGACTGACAGAAGAACAGATTAAACAGAAAATCCCACAAATCACACAACAAATCGAAGAGAGGCTAAAGGAGGAACTAGGTGGATTATAGTATTAGACCACTCGTCATCAAGCAACTCAAAGATGTGTTTGGGTGCAAGGTGTATGATGAACAAATCCAGCAAGGATTGAAAACACCTTGTTTTATTGTAGATGTGAAGCCTGTGACTCGGAAGCGGTTGGCAAACCAAAACGATAAGCAGGTTTTTATTGTCTTGCTGCATTACTACACCGAAAAAACAACAGACTTATACCAGAAGTTTGAAGAGATTGAAACGGTGTTTGCTTCGCCTTCCTTTCGTTATTTAGGGGACAAGTACCCTATTAATGACTTGAAGGTGGAATACAATGCCAATGACTTGATATGCACATTTACAATCACTCGATATGTTCGATGGGTTGAAGAAGAACCAAGAATGCAAATATTAGAAAGGATAGGTGAAACTTCTCATGGAAATGAATGAAGAAGTAGGTTATGTAACCGAGCCAGTGGTGCCAACCACTGAAGATAAATTTGGCAAAGAGGCACTACTCAAGTATTTTGAAGATGATGCAACTTTGTTAAACATTTTGCTAGAAGATGACCAGTCATACTCACTAGCAGAAGTAAGACGCATTTTAGAAGACTGGAGAAAGGGTGTGGCTAACTAATGGCACAATGGACAGTACAGAATAAACGAGTTCCAAAGGCCTACATCAATTTCGTATCAAGAGATGATGTGATTATTCCTTTGGAAGACAATACGATTGCAGCAGTTATGATTGCTGGATCTTGGGGAGAGCCTGGTGCCTTCACACTTGTTGATGGTACAAGCAACTTCCGTCGCCTATTTGGTAAACCGATTGATGAACTTCTTCCGATTCGTGAAGCCTTGAAAGGAACTGGTAAGGTCCTTGTCTACAATGGTGTGAACAACACTGGGGTGCAGGCAACGAAAACAGAAAGCAATATGGTTGTTACAGCTAAATACAAAGGATTGGCTGGTAACCATATTCATGTTATCTTCAAGAAACAAGTCGAGACTGGTTTTGAGGTAACAACCGTTTTCTTCGGAAAAGAAGTTGATAAACAAATCATCACAGCCTTGCCATTTAAGAATGACTATGTGAATGTAACGGGTACTTTAACAACAGAAGATAAAACAATCTTGCTTGAAGGTGGTACCGATGGAGCTACAACCAATTCAGAGGTTGAAGATTTCCTAAATGCACTAGATACTCAAGACTTCCGTGTCTTGGCTTTGGGTACAGATGAAAGTGCAACAAAAGCACTTGTTACGGCTCATATCAAGAAATGGCGTGACGCTGGTCGTTCAGTCATTGCAGTCTTGAATGATTACACGGATGCTGACGATGAAGGTGTTGTATCAGTGGGTAACGGGGTTACTTTGAGCGATGGTACGAAACTAAGCGCTAAGGACTGTGTATACTTCGTAGCTGGTAAGTACGCAGGAGCTGGCTTGCAATCCAATACATTCAAATCTTATCCAGGTGCTATCGACTGTGAGCGTAAGAACGAAGCAGAGGCTGAAAAGCTCATCAACAAAGGTCAGCTTATCTTTGCTTATCGAAATGAAAAAGTTATTATCCTGTCAGATGTGAACTCATTTACTAGCTATACGGCAGAACACAGCCGTATTTTTGGTAAGAACAAACTTGTTCGCACTATGGATAATATCAACACCAATGTCAAGTATATCTTTGAGAACTACTTCATCGGTAAAGTGCCAAACAACGTGAATGGTCGTGAGTTGTTTAAACAACGAATCATTACAATGGTCCTTGATCCACTTGCTCAAAAGCAAGCCTTGGAGTACCAAGCTAAAGATATTGAGATTTCACAAGGTATCACTAAAGAATCAGTTGTGGTAAACTTGCCAGTTGTCTTGACAGATGCTATGGAAATCTTGTACATGACGGTTATCTGTGATTAAGAAAGGAGAAACTAGCTAATGGCTATTATGAACCAATTAGATGCTTTGTCCGCTAAAGAAGGAACGGTCTTCTTTACAATCAATGACAAGCAGTACGAACTAGCAGAGCTTATCTCTCTAGAAGCAAAAATTGAATACACAAAAGCTGATGTTACCCCTCTAAACTCTCGTATGAAGGGTGGTAAGATTGTCGGTGCAGAAGGTACAGGAACTGTGAAGATGTATTACCATCGTCCTGAATTGAAGAAGATGGCTTTGGAATACGTTAAAAACGGCTTGTTGCCTCGTATCGATATTAAGTGTACCAACGAAGACCGCACATCTCGTGCAGGCCGTTACACAATTGTTTTGAAAGGTGTTCTGTTCAAAGAGTCACTTATCTTTAAACTAGATGGGTCAGCGGATGAGGTCATTGACGAAGAAACGGACTTCACATTCCAAGATTTTGATATCTTATCAGAATTCCAAGAAATTACATACTAACACAAGGAGGAAATAGTGGTGAGTGGATTACAAGCGTTTTTGAAACAAAACAAAAAAGGGGAAGAGACTAAGGATGTCTTGCTTCCTTCTTTTGAGGAACCAGTTAAAATTCGAGTGTTGAGCGCTCGTGAAGCGGACTTAATCAATGACCGTTGCTTTGTCAATAAGCCTGGTCGTAACGGACGCCAAGAGCGTGTCTTTGACGGTGTTAAGTATAACCGTGAAATCTGTATTGCGTCTATCGTGGTTCCTGACCTTAACGATAAAGAATTGCAAGATTCTTACGGAACAATGGGAGCTTCTGAGTTATTTGGTACCATGTTCAATTGGGGCGAAAGCGCCTTGATTTTGGAAGCTGTGACCGAACTCAGTGGTATCAACCAAACATTCCAAGACAAGGTTGACGAGGCAAAAAACTAATAAAAGAGGACGCGGAGGCACAACTTGCCTACTTCGCCCTCGTAAACTATTACATTCGCCCTAGTGAATTTGTGAATATGGATGTAGAAGAAAAAGCCTTTTTCGCTGCAGTCATGCACGAAGAGGCGAAACAACGTAAAAGAATGAAGAAGTGAGGTGATTCTATTGGCAAATATACAAACAACCATGTCTTTGACCGATAGAGTCACAGGCACTTTGAATAAAATCTATGCGACTATGGAGCGTGTCAAAAATGCAGGTTCTGGCATAGACAAAACTATGAAGGCCCAAGAGTCCGCTATGAAAAAAGCTGGTGATTCTGGCCAATATTTCGTCAATAAAGCTGGGCGACTCATTGATATTAACGGTAGGTTTGTCAACAGTGCAACGCTAGCAGCTGCAGGGCTCAAAAAAGAAGAACTAGCACTAAGAGATTTGGGGAATGCTTCGAATAACGCTTCTAACAAACTAAGTAGGTTAGTATCTTTGAAAGGCTTGCTAAAGACTGCTTTAGCTAGTATTGCGGTTACTAAAATTACCAAACAAGCTATAGGCATGTCAGACGAGTATGCCAATATGCACGCCCGTTTAGATATGATCCGTGACAGCACGCAGACGACAGAGGAACTGCAAAAGTCTATCTATACATCCGCACAGCGTACAGGTTCGGCTTATACAACCATGGCAAACGGTGTCGCTAAGATGCGGATGCAGGCTGGTGATGTTTTTCAAAATAACGGCGAGACAATTGCCTTTTTAGAAACCATGAACAAGTCATTTGTAGTCGGTGGTGCCAGTATCGAAGAACAAAAAAGCGCCATGCTTCAGCTTACTCAGGCTATGGCTAGTGGTAAGTTGCAGGGTGACGAGTTGCATTCTCTTGCTGAAACTTCACCAGCCTTAATCCAAGCTATTGCAAACAAGTTAGGCGTTAGCCGTGGCGAGGTTAAGAAACTTGGAGCAGACGGGAAGATTACGGCTGACATTGTCAAAACTGCCATGCTGGATGCAAGCGAAGCGATTGATCAACAATTCCGCAACATGCCAATGACATGGGGCAGGGCATGGCAGAACTTCCTGAACTTTATGACCAAGGCGCTTGAGCCAATATCGATTAAGATAAATCAGATAGTGAACTCGTCAGCTTTCCAACAATTTGCCCAGTTTGTAGCCACGGTCCTTCAATATGTTGTTCAAACGGCTATCTTTGCCATGGATATGATTGGGGCTGTTTGGAGTATGTTGGCGCCGATTGCTCAATTTGTCATCGATAATTGGTCTGTCATCCAACCGATTATTATTGCTGTGGCATTCGCTATAGGGACTTATGTAGTTGCGATGAATGCAGCAAGAATAGCAACAGGTTTGTTTAGTATCGCAACAAATGTCGCGAAAGCTGCAATGGCTGGTTTGAATGCAGTTATGGCAATGAATCCAATCATGTTGATTGTAATGGCAGTCATTATCCTTATTGGTCTCTTTTATGCTTTAGTAGCATGGTTTAACAATCTTACTGGTGCAGCTGTATCAGCTACAGGAATTATCATGGGGGCGATATTCGCCCTTGGTATGATGATTTGGAATACGATTCTCGGGATTATAAATTTTGTCATCTGGGTAATCAATATGATTTTGCAAGGTGTTTTTTGGCTTGTGAACGGGATTATCGCAGGAGCTATGATGATTTATGATTTTATTCTGATGATTATCATTGGTATCTTAGACTTTATCGACTGGTTCGTTACGGGTGCTATTAACCTCTGGAATGAGATGGTATTCTTTTGCCAAACCGCTTGGTACGATATTGCCCAAGGTGGTAGAGGGATGGCGGTCGCTATCGCTGGATTTGTAGATAGCATGGTCAATAGTGTTATCAGCGCAGTCGAGGGCATGATTAACTCTGTGCTTGGTGGCTTTAATAAAATGATTGGCTTCTTAAATGGGTTCGGCCTAAATCTAAACGCTGTTGGAACGGTTTCTCTAGGTCGGACAAACTTTGCTGGTGATATTGCTAATGCTATTGATAGCATGGAAAAACCAGTCAAGAAAACCTTTGAAGGTCTACACTTAGCAGATGGTTTGAAACAACATAAAGCCGGCTTAAGTACTCCGCACCTTGACGCTCCTCAATTTGGTTATTTAGAGGGAGGGAGCGTTCTTGGAGCCTTTAATAACGGCTATAATTTTGGTAAAGGCATCGATAAGGCTGTCGGTGGTTTCTTCAAAGGTGCTGGCGATGCCAACGGCGCAGGAAACAATTTCTTAGGCGACCAAGGAAAGACACCTTACGAACTCAGCCCAGCTAGTTCAGCACCTGGACAAGGCGACGGAGGACAAGGTGGTGGAGGTGGCCACCATCCAACTG